ATGAGCCGGCCGGAGCCCGCCATCATGCCGGCCTCCGACGCTCTGCCGGATCTGCGCGACATCAAGGGACAGGAAAGCGCCAAACGGACTCTCGAGATTGCCGCCGCCGGGGGACACAATCTCCTGATGAGCGGACCTCCCGGTGCTGGAAAATCCATGCTGGCCCAACGCCTGCCCTCGATCTTGCCGCCGCTCTCACCCCGTGAACTCCTGGATATTTCCATGATCCAATCGGTGGCGGGCCTTTTGGGAGACGGCGCGCTCTCGAACCGGCGGCCCTTCAGGGCCCCGCATCACTCCGCCTCCATGGCCGCTCTCGTCGGCGGCGGCCTCAATGCCAGACCCGGCGAGGCGTCGCTGGCCCATCACGGCGTACTCTTTCTCGATGAGCTTCCCGAATTTCAGCCTCAGGTGCTCGATTCCTTGCGCCAGCCCCTGGAGACGGGGGAGATCCTGATCGCGCGGGCGAATCACCGAGTGACCTACCCGGGAGGAATGATCCCATTCAGGAGAAATAATTGTTTCACGCCCGCTACTTAGACGCTGTTTCGATCGATTTTCATGTGTCTCGACTCATCTGAGTGTGAAAGCAAGGCATTACAACGGATTCCCGTGAATTCCGGCACCCATTCCCATTGCTTCCTGGCACTTCCGTGTCACATGCTTGGCACATGAGCGCTGCCGTTTGTTCTATCGATGTTCTTAAGTGTGGCAGCTTCGGCACTGAGGCTCAGAGCCCGGCCGGAAAGGAGAGTGATGTCCCAACAATGGATCTACGAACCAAGTGGCAGAGCAGCCTTCTACCAGGAGGAGCAATACATCTACAATCTACAAGTAGCTTGTGTGTATTGGATGTCCGATGGGTGGTTCTATAAAATGCCCGGAGAGCAAGCGGCATTCTACACCCAAGATAACTGGATCTATACCCCAGATGGAAAGCCGGCCTATTACTACGGCTGATGACTTGACTTAATCAGCTCTCTGGCAGCCTGAGGATCGAAGCTCAAAACTCAACTTGTCGCCTGATCTTCCTTGTAGATGGCCGGCATCAAGCGCTGCGTCCTGCGCTTAGGCTTTCTTTGCTTCGGTGCCCTTTCCCGCTGCTGAGTGGAAGGTTTTATGCGACCCACCACCTGCCAGGCTGCAGTACTAAGTGGCTCAAAAAACCCAGTATCCTGATCCGGTGCAGACCATAGTTCCATAGCTGCATGAATTGCGTCCGACGCGGCACTGTTGGGGAACACGCGAAGGTCATGATTGCCATCGCGATCGGCCACGATCAGAAAGGAGTTACTGCCTATCACCTTCCGCAGTTCATAGGCGCAATCGCGAGCGGACTTGCTATACTCAATCATGCCGGTGCGAGGTTGAAGGCACCGTACGAGTCGCTGCACTAGCGTCCATGCTTTGTCACGACGACTCCGCTTATCACGGTAAGGAGTCTGGCGCAGAGGCAAGTCCTCGACCCGAGCTTTTAGGGGGAAGCTGATGAGCTTACTCGGCCCGAAAGCGACACCACACCAACCTGTTATTACCAGAGGTGCCCGAGACCTGACGCCAATCCAGTTCGTCAGGCGCCGACGCTGTTCGGTGTCAGGATGGTCCTTGTACAGCTGGATCCGCAGATGCTCATCCATCAACGCCTCGGCAGGTGTCTCGTACCGAGCAACGATGTTTGGTACCGGTCTTGCGCCCCTTGCCACTATACGGCGCAGCACCTCCATAAAGAGTGGGTTCCGGTATCCGGTAGTGTCACCAGATCGCCCAAGAGCTGTCGCCTGATGTTGCCAAGCCCGCAGCCCTGACCCCTTGCCGACATAGATCACATAGCCGTCCAGGTCGTAATACTCATAGACGTAATGTCCTGAGGTATCGTGAGAAATGTTCTCGCGGGCGACCTCCTGTAGATACAATACCGTATCGAGCGCAAGCCCTGGTATGCAGGCCACCTCGGCAATACGCCACTCAATCTCATCCTTGAGAGGATGCGTCATTGTTCCACGTCCGCTGAGAGCTGGATGGAAGTTTTCGGCAGAGTTCAAAGTCGGATCCGGCGGAATTGAGCCTCAACCAGTATGGTTAAACAGTTATTAACATGCCACCGGCAGCCGCAGAGGATGCTTCGACTCAAGTGAGCTGCGCTTCCGTGTCTGCACATGAAAAAGGCCCGCCGAAGCGAGCCTTGCTTTACACTAAGTTGTCAGTCGTCCTTTGGGACGATAGCGTGTATCGAGTAAGCCACTCCGGCGATCCCAGCGATGATCAGGAACGGCTTGGTGCTGCCTATCAGCTCCAGAACCTTGGGCTCAGTGATACCTATGAGCAGGAGGACTGAGGTTGAGAACGTGGCGCCATCAAAGACTGACGTGATTGGGAACCCACCGCTTTTAGTTGTAAACCGCCGTGTCTTGATCCAGCGGGCGACATAATGGGCGGCTAAGTAGAGGACCATCCCATACATCACAAAGGCGTAGAGGCCGTTCTCGTCAGTCGGCAGGCTCATTTAGCCCCGGATTGCTAGGACCGCCCCGACCAGAGCGCCAATACCAGCAGCGGCACTACCGGAAGCTGCAGTAGCCTCATAGCCAAGATAGGGGACAGCTACGCCAAACAGGGCTAGAGCGGCGACGCTGAAGCCGACCATGGCCTTGAGCACCAGAACGAACGAGACGGCCCGACGAGCGTGCAATATCCACGACATGGCATCCTCCTTCACTGGTTACATTCCAGGCGATTGATCGCCTATCGCCAATATGGCCAAGCCTAGTTACAGGTCAACTGATTTCGGACAGATATTGTGCGGAGTAGCACCAAGTAATGATGCTCATTGATGTCTACAGCCCCCGTATGTCCTGATATAATCTATCGATAATCGTATGCCCACTTTCCCTTCTTCATGACGCCTTTACCCATATAGAGTGCGCATGAAAAGGCCGGGCAATCTTGCGACTTGATCCCGAACACACCACTGGGCAAGGCAGGAGGGTTTTCACACGTGCACCTCGCTATGGTGCCCCTCCTCAGGGTTGCCAGCAGAGCGAGACTCGTGGGACAATAATCATTCGTCCACCCATAGTGGGTGACCGGCACAGATTTTTTTCCTCGAGGCAAATATGGCGAAGCTCACCCCAGCCGAGCGGGCAATCCTGATCGGCCAATATCGAATTCTAGCGGCGATCGAGGAGGACCCTAGCGCCTATGACGAAGTGATCACCATCCTGGAGCGAGGGTATGAAGCCGAGTATGATGAGCACCTTGGCCTTTTTGAGCCCATTGCGAAGGAGCGGACTGACTTCGTTCACCGCATTATGCGGCTATACTACCTGCTGAAACTCACCAAGAACAAAGAGGTGGTCGACACTCCAGGTGGGGACCGTGACTCTTCAGGGCGCTTGCGGCTTGAGAACTTTGAGCCCAAATTTCCAGGCTTTGACGGCAACAAGGACCCTGAACTGCTCGCGTATGCAAATTTCTTAATCAAGAACGGTAAGTACGTCGAGCATAACCATTACCTGAATTCCCACGGTAGCGAGCCCGATTACGAGGCAATGCTCGATCTTTGGGCCAGTTGGGGCAAGCCTAACGAGATGACCGAAGCTCAGGCAGACGAACTCCTGTCCATCCGTTAATAACCCCGCTGTCTCCGACAAGGAGCAATCAAACGTGACCTACTCTCGCTGGCTTCAATGCGTTACAGCCTTCCCTGGTGATTGCACCATTCAAGATAAGTTCGACCTACTCTTCATGGCTGAGCGCAAACCTAGGGAATGCGCACTGTTCTGCAGGACAACGAAGGATTTCACATCGGAGATCTTCCTACTTACTCCAGGCGCGGGAAAGTACGCGAAGCTCCTCCCAGGGGATTGGGACGATGCGGGTGATCCGCGGGAGTACGGCTGGACACTCCTCGTGGGGCACGCTGGCGCTCACGAGGACTTCGGCCTCTCAATACCAGATCGGTCGGGCTGATTGCAGGTCTATGTTCTGATGAGCCTCCTCACATACAGAAATGCCCTGTGACTGCTTGTGTCGTTGGCGCAAAGGAGGACTGGGCAGCTTTGTGAACCGAGCCCAGCCTCGTATCGTCCACGAAATTCAATCACCTGAAGGCCAATTGCAGCACTGCACGATTGATCACTCATTGATGGCCCATGACAGTGAAGCGGATGCGATTAAACGGCCAAGTTGGCGCTTGCCTGAATGACTCGACATTGTAGTTGTGACAAAAGCCAAAAGCCGCGGCCCCGCTCGATAAAATTTTGCCAATAAAAACAATCATATAGCCGAAGCCTGCAAAAACACACGACTGCGCCATGTACTCATGTTATTAATAGCGCTGTGTGACATAGGGCTGTTTCCTTATGAGCGATGCTATCGAAGATTTTTTGAGACAACACGGCCCCTGCCTGTCGAGCACCGTTAGTGAGCACCTAGTGGAGGCGTACCGGCTTTCTCCGGCAGCCGCACGTAAGCGCGTTTCACGCGCCACAGGGGAAGTTAAGCGGCTCGCCTACATAGTTTTTCCTCACAAAGCCCGGTTCGTATACTTGCAGAAAGATTTTGGTTCGCCGATCTACTGGAGCAGATTAGTCGATGCCCTTCTCGCGACGAACTCATCCTATGGTTTGGCAATCGCGGCCATCCTACAACGGGGCGGAATAATTCCCTCTGCACACTTTCCTATTGCCTGTGGAGCTCCCTTAAAACAGGCGCGGCACTTATCTCCAACCACCATACTAGCGCGGCTTAAAGAGGCTGGCCTTTTAGTCCAGCAGGACATTCCGGGTCTAGGCGAATGCATCACACTTGTCCAAAGCGAAGGTCACTTTGACAGTTTGGTCGTAGATGTGCGCAGCCGTCTTTTGACTGAAGCAGTCCTACTGACAGCGATACGGGAATGGGTGAGAAAGCTGGGATTGGGTAGCTATGACAGGGTCGCTACACGGGACGGCAAGGCAGTGCCTACTGTGGCAAGCTTCTCATGGGACCTTACTGCGCCATCCTACCTTGGCTTCATGGTCAAGAACGGCAAGGACGGGAAAGTAAAACCTGGGTTTATCGCTTGCGATGTTCTTTTAGATACTCTTATTACCGAGGCCGGAATCCGACCGTTCATCAACAAATGCGTTACGTTAAGGAAGTTACGGAACGTTGGTCCCTGCATGCAAATCTTCGTTGCGGACAAGTACACGACTGAAGCGTTTGCACTTGCCAAAAAGCATGGAGTTATCCCTGCAACAACTCGACATCTGTTCGGAAATGAAGTTGCAGAAGGTCTGCGGGAGCTTACGATTATTCTGCGCAGAGCGGCCTATTCTGCTATTGACCCAGATGAGTTTGATCAGCTTTTCAAAAAGCTGAATAAGATCGAAGGCGCTGCTAATCAGATCAGGGGCACGCTCTTCGAATATCTCGCTGCAGATATCGCAAGAAAGTCTATTTCGGCGGATGTAAGAATGAACCGCATCTACAAGGCACCTGACGGGAATAAGGCCGAAGCCGATGTTATCGCTGTCAAAAACAACAATGCCGTGTACTTCATCGAGTGCAAGGGCCACAGTCCATACGCCACCATAGACGACGAGCACGTGAAGCGATGGCTCCACTACAACGTTCCGACCTTGTTTAAGGCAGCAAAGACCCACCCTGATTGGCAGAACCTAAAACTGCATTTCGAACTTTGGACTACGGGCGGAGTTTCTGAAGAGGCGATACAACTTTTCGAAAAGGCCAAAAGCAAGGTTCGGCCAACAAAATATTCATTGGATTTGAAGCTTGGCCAAGAGATACTGGATATATGCCATTCCACGAATGACGACGGGCTAATCACTGCATTTCGCAAGCACTTCATGAAAGTATTGGATTTTCCGGACAAACATGTAGTGACGTCGGTAGAATATATTGATGGTTTTGGTTAATTTAGATCTTGCCACCAAAGTGAGTTTGGCTCGTCGGCGCAAGGCAAGATTCTGCAGCATTTCCCAAGCATCGTAGATTTCGCGGGAACCTCTCAATGGAAACTCATTGCTCCTCAGACAGGTGTCCACGATGCGGCTCCACGGAATGCAATTCCTCACACAATCAGTAGTCCGTAGGGACGCTCGTCCTCGTTCTCGTAGATGGATGGTCCGCCGTTCCCCGCGTCGGCGCGGCCTGTCGCCATTGCGGCCGCTACGATGCAGTCGATGGCCTGCGTGCTCTTGCGCTTTGACAGATAGGGAAGCCCGGTGTCGCCGTAGATCGGCACGGCATTCTGAACGCACCATCGCAGCACCGGATGGCCGCCGTGCCGGAACCGGCGGGCGATAATCGCCTTCTGCAGTTCGTTGTAGAACGGGCCCATGGTGAGAGGCCGCTGGGGTAGCTCGACAGCCGGCAGATCGTCCGCCATCAGGTTGCCCATGATCTTCCCGGCGAACTTCGGATCGAAAGCGATCTCCTGCACGTCGTAGGTGTCGCACAGCTCCCGGATCTTGGCCTCGATCACGGTATCATCGATCAGGTCGCCCGGAATGACGGTGAGCAATCCTTCATCGCGCCACTGTTGCCAGGGAACGTCAGGCAATTCCTGCGCACGGCGCTTGAAGGCTGTCTCCGGGATGAAGGGGAAGGTCAGGACCTGCCAACCGCCATCCTCGTGCGGGAATGCCGCCACAATCGCCGTAAGATCGTAGCTCTTGGACATGTCGACTGCGAGCCAGCAGGGCTCGCCTTCGAGGGCGTCCTCGTCGATGGGATCGGCCGTCTCGTCATAGATCGCCATCTCCACCCATCCGGCCGCACTGCCGTCTGACCAGATGTTGAGATGCGTCTGCTTGAAGCCCTCTCGGAGCTTCGGAAGCTCGCGGGCAAGCCGTGCCTCGGCCCGCAGTTCGTCGAGATCCGGGAAGCCTTCGTCCAGGCCAGGGTTCACCAAGCGCCAAAGCTCTTCGTCTTCCCAGTCTGCCCGGGCATCCGCCTGGAACAGGATCGGCAGGAATGCCGGGTCTTTCGTCGGGTCGTTGTGGCACCTGAGGGCATACTGGAACAGGTCCCAGCAGATCCCCTCCGGGCGCTCGCCCGCCGTGGTGATGACGATGGTGAGGGAGCCGGGTGTCTTCGAAGCACCTGTCTTCAGGGCATTCCAGAGGCTGAAGCCACGCCACACGTGGAGCTCGTCCGCCAGCACGAAGGAAGGCGTTTTGCCGTGCTGCGCATCACCATCTGCCGAGATGGCGACATAGTTGCTCCGGCTCTTCTTGTGCTCGATCCGGTTCTTCGTGTCCCGGAGGCGGGTTGCATCCAGCAGCCGCGGATCGGAGCGGATCATGTCCGCCGCCTCGTCGAAGGCAATGCGGGCCTGTGTCCTGTCGGCAGCCGCAGACACAGCCTGTCCTCCGGGACGTTGCTCCGGCCCGATGGTGTGGCCGAGAGCCAGGACGGAGGCGAGTGTGGTCTTGCGGGCGCCTCGAGGCAGGAGGGCGAAGACGGTCTTGACCTGGCGCTTGCCGCTCTCGTCGGAAGGCCCATAGATCCGCTCAATGATCCGGCGCTGCCACTTGGACTTGAGAGGGCGCCTGTCGGGTCCGTCCGCCTTCGGATGCCGCAGGAGATCCGCGAACTGAAGCATGCGGGCGGCCCGGCCGTGCGGATCCGGGATGGGGCTGTCGTCAAATACCCAAGTCGGAATAAGGGTCGTCATAGCCCTCTTCTCCTTCGGGTGGCTTGCCTGCCTTCATGCGGGAAGCAGGCGTGAGGCCCAGCTCCGCAGCGAGGCGGCGCTGCTCTGTCAAAGCCTGGAACATGGTCTGAAAGGCCGGGTGGCGCTTGGTGCCTGTGTTCGTCTCTACGGTGTCGCCTTCCCGGGCGATGGTCGCCTGAGAGCGCCGGACGGTCCCGGCGGCAAGGCAGTAGGCCTCAACCGTGCCCATGTCGGTGTCGGTGAGAACCTTGCGCTTGATTAGGCTGGGAAGGATACGCTTCCACTCCTCCTTGGCCTCGTCAGGCAGCCAGGACGGCGGGCGCGGCACCTTGGAGAGGCCGCCCTCAATCATCTGGAGGTTTGGCTTGCGACCACGCATCAGAAGGCCTGCACGCGGTAATCATTGATGAGATCCAGCCACCCCGGAGGCGTGCCGGAGGGGATGGCCTCGCGGTTCTCGTACAGGGAGGCGGCATAGATCTTGATGGCCTGCCGGATCGGCTCCGGAACGTTCTCCGGAGCATCGCCATAGCCAGCCGTGAAGGTCACGGAGACAATGCTCGGGGTATAAGGGGCGAAGGGCCATGAGCGGCCGCGCGCCGGGCTTATTACTACCAACCCGGCATCATGCAGGCCTGCGACCATGTAGGTATCCGGCGCAAGCGTCTGCTCGTCTCCGGCTGCATCGCTGTAGGTGATCGCACTCACGGCGCTCACAGGAGAGAGCGGCAGTTCGATCGCCCGGGGGAAGCCGTCTAGCGTGGCCCGCCATTCCTGAGTGATGAGGCACCGTCCCAGGAGACCTTTGCGCCCGTCGAGCTTCTGACGCGCGGCTATGATGCAGTCCTGGATCGTCCTGTCGTCATCATTGAAGTCAACTCGGAGATAGTCCTTCATCTCATCAAGAGTGACGGGCTCCACTGCGGGAGGTGTGACCAGGATCAGCCTCATGTCGGAATCCTCCGGCCGAAGCCGCCCTCAGTCAGGACGGCCTTCCGACTGTTGCAGCGGCGGTTCATGGGCTGCCAGTTGGATCGGTTCCAGAAGAGCCGCTTGTCGGCTTTGTGGGCTACCTTGTGATCGACCATGTCGGCGGGTTTGCCGCAGCCGCAGGCGCAGAACCTGTTCTCGGGAAGCGCGAGGAAGGCTTTGCTCACTCGCTCCCACTTGTTGTCGTAGCCACGCTCCCGGGCGCTGGGACGGCGCGCATCGACACGGCGCTGCCTTTCCCGTTCCCGCCTGGCCTGACAGGGGCAAGCAATCCCGGCCGCAATCTTGTGGCCGCAACTGCAGATCCGGGGTGCTCGCACCGTCATGACTTAGGCCCCGCGGCGATGGCCAAGGATTGCCATGACGGCAACACCGGTGCCCTTCGTGCTCTTGCCCTTCGGCGCCAAGGAGAGGCGCACATAGCGGCGCTGTCCCGTGGTGCCTCCGGTGTAGCCGAATGGGGCATCAAGCCCGACCTCACCCAGCACGTTGTCAGGGCGGACGAGTTCCCATTCCTTGCCGTCGTCGCCGTGCTCAATGGCGACATCGAAGCCGCCGGAGCTGCCGCCTTCCGCCATGGAGATGGAGAAGGTGAGCGAGTCATAGCCGGTCGTGTCGACGGCCTTGCCCTCGGCCCTGCCGGAATAGACGCCCGGCTCGATCACAGGGACTACTTTGATGTTGCTGCGATTGTCACGCATGGGCTGTCCTCCTGTGAGGAGAAGCGGCCTTAGGAGGCCGCCACCTTCACTTTTACGAAGCGATCGGGATGGGTGACGTCACCGCCCACACGCTTGCGGGCGTGGAAGGTCGTGATGCCATTGCGGGCGCGGGTGTAGGGATCGCGCAGGATCGAGAGGCCGATGCGGTCCACGATGCGGTAGCCGGACCAGTCACCGAACACGATGGGGAAGGTGCCGGCCGCGACGTCGGGCATGTCCACCGCCTCGATGATCGGGCGGCCCAGGAGGGTTGAAGGAGCGCCTTCCGTAACCGGGTTCATCAGCAGGTAGCGGCCTTGACCGTCCTTCCACTGGCTCATGATGCCCATGGTGTTGCGGTTCATCAGCCAGGCGCCGCGCTGCGCATAAGCCGACGGCAGGGAGTAGTAGGCCTTCACGATAGCATCGGCCGGGTCCGTGGTGGCGAAGCCAGCGGCTGCACCCGTCAGGATCTCGGGGATGCCCGTCGCCTGGAGGATGCCGCGGGGCTGCTTGGTGCCCGTGCCGTTGACGAAGGCCGCGCCCTCTTTCTTGCCAAAGGACTCGGCATAATCGAGACGAAGCTCTTCCTCGAGGTTGTAGGCATTGTCCTCCAGGAGCTGGTTCGACACTTCCGTAAAGGTCGCAAGCTCCCAGGGCGTAAGGCTCATCTGGTCAAAGACAGGCTCAGAGGCCGTGCGGTCCTCGATCTCGTCGACCCAATAGGCCGTCGTGCCGGACACCCGGCGCGGATAGCGGATCTCAGGCCCCGTGATCTGCACCACGCGGGCGTAGTTCCGGATGGGCGAGAACTCGACCATGTCCTTGAAGAGCTCGGTGCCGATCGTCTCCGGAGCGAGGTAGCCAGCCGAAGGATCATTGGCGACGGTGAGGGTCTTCACCTCGTCCGGGGCCATGCGTTCAATGCCGCGGCGGAGGAAGGACTCGAAGGCCTTGCGCTCCTGATCGTCATCGGTCTTGGTCGAGCCGGTGCCCGGTCGATTGAGCTTCGTCTCCAGCTCGTCGGCGCGGTCCTTCGCGGCCTTCACCTCAGTCTGAAGACCGGAGATCTTCTCCTCGACGGTGGCCCGAAGGGCTGCGATGGCGGCCGGCACGTCGTCCGGGCCACCCTCTTCCTTGATCTCAAGGGCTGCGCTCTTGGTTTCGAGCGCTCGGGTAGAGTAGTGCTTCATGTGATCCTCACAGTGCGCGGAGCGCCGCCGTGGCGCGGTTCAGAGCGGCGACAATGGATCGGGCCCGCTCGGTTTCTTGCTCGCCCTTGACGGCCGAAACGGTCGCGTCGGGAAGCATGGGAAAGGTCACGATGGAGATCTCCCGGAGATCCACTTCATCGAGGTATCGAATGCCCTTCTGGCGATCGATGGTGTCCTTCAGGGTGCGGTAGCCGATGGAGAGACCGTCGAGAGCGCCCTCTTTCATCAGCGCATAGGTCTCGGCGCCCTTGGACGTCTCACGGATCAGGCGGCCCTTCACATGCAGGCCTCGGCTGTCCTCGGCGATGGCCGTCCAGACGCCGATTGGCTCATCCATGAAGTGCTGCCGGAGCATCTTCACCTTGTTCGCCGGTCGAATCGTCAGGGACTTCGTGAAGGCGCCCTTGCGCACCACATCGCGGCCGAGATCCACCTTACCCCACACGCTGGCATAGCCCTCGAATTCGCCGCCGTCGGAAACGGCCTTTGTGTCGAGTTCAAGCGCAAAGCCGCTTTCGATCTTCATTTCTGAGGCTCCTCAGGAGGGGTTTCCGAGGCGGCCTGGACATTCGGATTGATGAACTCGTCGCCGCCGTCGTAGGGCGGGCGGTTCTCCATGGCGCGAGCCTCGTTCGGGTTGATCACCCGGGATGCGATGAGCTGCTGATAGGCGGTGGCGCGGGCTGCGAGATCGGCACGCTGGAAGTCGTCCACCAGGAACTCGGCAAAGAACTTCTGCCGCTCGTCCTTCGTGAAGACGGCGCGGCGCAGAGCCCCTTCCCACTGCTTCAGCCAGGGCATGAGCGTGTAGGTGAGAAAGACCCGGCCCATCTCTTCCGAGTTCGACCAGGTGGCGCGTCCCAGCTCCATCAGGAGGTGCGGCGGGACGCGGAAAATGCGCGCAATCTGCTCGATCTGGAACTTGGACAGCTCCAGGAACTGCATGTCGACGGAGCTGAAGGACAGGGGCTTGAAGTCCATGTCCTCTTCAAGGACTGCCGTGCCACCGGCATTGCCGCCGGAGTGGGCGTTGTTCCAGGCGGCCCGAATGCGAGTCACGGCCTCTTTTGAGAGCTTGTTCGCCAGCTTCAGGATGCCGGAGGGCCGGCCGCCATTCCCGAAGAGGGTGGCAGCATGCCGTTCCTGCGTGATGGCAATACCGATGGCCTCGGCCGCCAGTCTCACAGGGCTCTTGCCGATGAAGCCATCGGTCGAGAGGCCGTGAATGTGAATGATCTGTTCGGGCATGAAGACCCGCTGGCTCTTGCCCTCGGTGAAGACGTACCGGGGCGCTCCAGTCTCGGTGTTGATCGAGACGGCCGTGGGTGCCAGGCGGATGATCTCCCGGACGGTACCGCCGACCCGGTTCACGAACCCGTAGCCATTGCCGTGCAGGAGGGCATCCGTCTGGAGCTGGAGCTTCAGGGAATAGGCGCTCTGCCACTCGTTCGCGTCATCGTGCAGGAGGGCATAGGCCGGGTGATCCGTAGCCCGTTCCTTCGTGCCCTCGTCGCCGCGCTGGTAGGTGATAAGGGGGAGCTGCGCGACGGCCTCGGCAATAACGCGGACCGCACAAGCGACAGCAGGAACCCGAAGGGCGCTCTCAGCTGACACAGCAACGCCGGAAGCAGTTCCAGGCAATGCACCGAATAAGGCTAGGAGTTCTTCACCGGGCGCGGCAAGCGTCCAGTTCTTCTGCTCCTGCTCGTCAGTCTTCTTACGGCGCCAGTGGAACATTCATCGTCCGGGTTGTAATCACTCGGACGAAAATCGGTCAGATTCAGTCAGTTACCAAGGCAATTGAAATGCTATTATCAGACATTCTCAATCATTACCGATAGTTTCTGCTGATTAGTGGAAATTTAGTGGAAATGCTCAATTTCCAGAGTGTTCCGCGGAAAGGAGGGGGCTGCGGTCCGTGGCTGAGGGCCAAAGTCCGCGCCCCCCGGGGGTAGGTCACGCGCTGGCTGAGAGGTAGCGCTGGAGGCCTCTGTCTTCCTCGATCGAGACCTCAGTGCGGCTCGTAGTCTGCGTGTCCTCGTCGTCGTCTCGGATCCACTCGCCATCAGTCCCACCTAGCGCTCGGTACGCTGCCTGAGCCTGACGAGCCATTTCTTGGCGGAGCTGATCATTCGTGATGGTGAGTGACCGCCTAGTATCAGGCCCTTCGAGCTTCGGCGGCCATACGGTCAACCCTCGACGCGGTGTCCTTACGAATGCGCAGCCTAGCAGACTGAAGCCATTCGCCTCGCAGTCGAAGTAGGCCAGGATGGTGAAACCATTACTTCCCACCTTTGGCCGGGTTACACGGTTGAGGCCTGTGATGGTGACGGTGTTGTTGCGGTACATGATCCTGCTCCTCAGTGATGTTGCCGCACCTTGGTACGGACTTGCTGTCGTGCCGCGCCGCACCCGCACCTCCTTAATAGGGAGGTGCGGTGCGGCAGCCGTGGCACTCCACTGCCGCACCTCTGCCGCACCTTGCTTTTCGAAGTGCGGCACTCAGTCATTCGGCGCCTCCCCAACCACGACATAGGACCGGATCTCCCGTCTCTCGTCCCTCTCATCGACGACCAAGAGAGCACCGTTCTTGATCCAGGTTTTGAGCAGCGTCGTGATCTTGGAGCGATGGGCCTTGTTGTCGGTATCGAGATCGAGAGCCTGGGCTACGGCCTTCCCGACCCAATCCTTGGCCTGAACGCTTTCCCTCCAGCGTCCTTGTGCAATTATCCGCTGAACCTTGCGCAGATCCGCTACCGTCACATCCTCGAAGGCATCTGGCCATGCCCAGGACGTCACTACACCGATGTAGTCCCCATCAGCGCCACGCGGACCATTTCCCAGAGGGACAGAGGCAAGCCTGAACCAACTGGCCTTGTCGATCGGCGCCAAGTTCGCCTTGCCGCTGTCCACGCGGAAGTGAAGCCTGCGGTTCTCGACATTGGCCTTGGCTGCTTCGTCCTCTGTCATGGGGTTTAGCACCCGGGCAGATCTGGCTGCTGCCAGTAGGGCCACGGCTCCACGCCCGTCCTCGACGCTGACCTCGTTCCCATTCGTCTTTCGGGCATGGTGGACGAGCTCCACGGCGCAGCCTATCTCGTCTGCAATCCCTGCCCACGTTTTCGCTACTCGGTCGATGGCGTTGTTGTCGTTCTCTGTGACCCTGTGCGATGACACGAACGGATCGATGATCACGAGGCCGATGCGGTTTTCCTTGATGGTCTTCGTTACTGCCTCGACCACAGGACCACAGATCACGGTCCCGCTGCTCGTCTGCTCGGCAATGACAATCTCCGTATCCCGGCCGGAATTGACAAAAAGACTGCCCTCCACCTCATCCGAGCTAAGGCCGAAGTGCATTGCGGCTGCCATAATGCGCCGCTGAAGCTCCTCAAGCGGGTCCTCTCCGTTCCAGATCCATACGTTCGTGCGCTCATTTGGCTGAATGCCCAGCAGATCCCGGCCGGAGACGATGGCAAGGGCCTCGACAATGCCGAGGGAAGACTTGCCGACGCCACCCGGCGCAACGGTCGTGGAGACGAACCGTCTGATGTAGTGCCGGCCGTAAATCCATTTCCGAAGCGGGATGGATGCCGGGTCGCGCCAATGAAATGGCGCGGCCCTGATGAGAGAGCGGGAACCCTCTGACGTCTCATCAGAGCTCCAATTGGAGCCATGATCCTCGTACATGCCGGGATCGAATGGCGGCATGTCGATTTCGCTGACATTAAGGCCGTCATCTCTCATGAGAACTCCTCGGCCAGCTTCATAGTGTGGAGATCCCTACCAGTGGCCGCAGCGGCTTTGGTGCAGGCGATGAGGCAGCGAAGGGCGTACAGCGTGCCAGCTGTGTTTCCTACTGCCGCATACTGCGCAACCATTTCGGCATGGAATGCAGCTCCGGTCGCGGTGCTGGCGATTTCCTGGAAGAGCATTTCAGGGGTGCCATGACTGATGTTCGGATCATTCATCAGACAACCTCCTAAGTTGTTTCTTGGCACGGGCTTGGGCCTCAGCGCTGGCCCGGATTTTCAGTTCATTCGCGAGCTTGTTCTCAGCAGCGGCGAATGCTCGAATGACTGTCAGCAAATCCTCATCGGGGTATCGAACCACGACATCAGCAATGGCCTCGATCTGAAGTGTGATGTGCTTCATCCGGCGAGCTCCCATCCCTGAAGGCATCGCCTGTCGTCCGACCAGATTGGAACAAGCCTTGTCATGAGGGGCGTCTTGTGGCTTAAGTTGCAGTTGAGAGCTTTTGCGGGCTTCTCGCTATTCCTGCCGTGATGGGCTCCTACCCCCATCGCGGCAGTTCCTCTTTGCGAGCCCGACGGCGCGCAGTCGCTGGCGTGTTTTCGTCGAAGCATTATTCGTCTCCTAGTTGTTGCGAATAGCGGCCTGCTCCTGGTCTTCGATCCAGCGGAGCAGAGTGGTTTTCCTGGCGCACAGCACCGATCCCATACGGAACACCGGCAGCCGGCTTGTCTCAGCCAAGTGGTAGACTTTGCGGCGGGCCCTGCGATCGCCGAACAGATGCTCTGCGATCTCGTCCGCGCCTCTGAGCATGTCGTCCGCAAGCGGACGCACCTCTCCTGTCCTCGGTCCAGCCACTTCGCTGGACCGGATCATCCGGTCAGTCATACTTTTCTCCTGAGTTAGGTGTTCAGCACTTCCCCGATCTTTAGGATCGTTGTTGCGGTGAATATTCGGAGTTGCTCAAGATCCCCTGGTTTATCGCGGGCGTTAAGCTCAGCACTCCACCGCTTTATTTCTTCCATGTCGCCAGTATCCGGAGATCTCTCAACATATCGCATGAATATATCTGAGCTTAGATCTTTGCCTGGAAGCCTTATATCTACCATGGGCATCGGGCCGTGGAATATTACCTTAACCCTGTAGTTATATAGCATACGTATTGAAGGGCGATTTTCTACGGGGGTGACTTCAGTGATCCAGTTGAGCAGATCACCGGATCGCGCGGCATCTATAAGCCCGATCAGCGCCTCTCGCATTGTATGCTCACGGCTTAGGGCTTGTAGGCTAGGGAGTGTGTCAGCCCAGCTTGCACTCATGTTGTGGAAGACAGGCAGGTCAGCATAATCCCTGACGGTATCCACCGTATCCTTCACAAACGAACTGGCAGCTACGGCAATCAGCAGATTTGCTGCATCGGCTGATGTCATCTTTGCCGCGCTTCGCCCCCGTCCACCCTTCGATCTGAGGCCAGCAACCGACAGGTTGTAATCGTGAACTTTTACGGTGGGCTGCGGTACTCCTAGTACCTGAGCAACAGTGTCTACGAGCTGACCTGGGCTAGCCATTACATCCTCTGAATTATCGTCCCCATTTTTGTAATGCAGGAATGGGCTTGCGTCAACTCCATTTCTATTTTACAAGAATGGAGCCGATGGGAATGTTTTGGAACCCAGACGCAAATCGGCCCGGCGGGGAAGGTGGAAGCTCCCCACACCGGGCCTGACCAACCAACGCTGACTAGGAGCGCATCATGGCTACCATCCACAATACCACACGTCGTTCAATCCTTGCAGGCCTCAGCGCTGCGATCCCCATGGGCTTGGCGGCAGCGAAGGCCACTGCTTCGCCGGGGGCAGATAACCGTCTGATCGAGCTTGGCCAGCAGCGGGCTGCCCTCAGGGATACTCTCGATGCTCTTTCGGGAAGCCAGTTTGATGAGAAAGCCGACAATCTGATTGATCAACTCTGGGCCGTTGAGGATGCAATCGTTGCTGAGCCGGCTCGCTCATTGACCGGTCTCCTCGTCAAGCTCGACTCGGCTCAAGCTGGAATTGCTGAGCAACTGGAAGGCTCAGGGGCTCCCGAGCCTGCTTTCGCTGATCTCTGCGAGACGATCCGAACACTTGCTCGGATCGCATCCACTCAGGCTTAAGCTCCCTTACCTTTGGAGAGCATATCCCATGGCATCAGTCCGGAAACGGAATTGGAAGACGAGCAAGGGCGAACCCAGGTCCGCCTGGGTTGTCGACTTTGTGGACGCGAGCGGCAATCGTGGCCGACGCCAATTCGACACGAAGCGGGAAGCCGATGACTTCCGGGTCGAAATAGAAGGTCAACTCCGGGCGGGCACATTCCGCCCGGAGGCCCATAAGGTGACGGTGAAGGAAGCTGCCGAGGCCTTCATTGAGCACTGCCGGGGTCGGATGGAGCGCCGCGAGAAGATGGCCAAGAGCTCCTTCCTCTCCTTCGAGGGGCATGTGAAAAATCACATCCTGCACCCTGAACATGGGCTCTGCGCCGTCAAGCTCGCCCAATTGACGACCGGGCGTGTGAACAAGTTCCGAGATCGTCTCCGGAATGCCGGCGTTAGCATTGCGACCACCCGGAAGATCCTGACGACGCTTGGTCTTGTCCTGGAACATGCCCGCAGTCAGGACCTGATCGCTGTGAATGCGGCCCGAGGTGTTAAGGTGATCGGCCGTCGAGACGAGGGATCGAAGAAGATCACCCCACCCTCGAAAGAGCAGATGAAAGCCCTGCTCGAGGCAGCTACCCCGACCTTCCGAATCAAGCTCAAGTTCGCCGCGGCCACCGGCGTCCGGGCCAGTGAATTTCACGCCTTGCGCTGGCGCCATGTCGATTTTGAGAAGGGAGAGGTGCGGATCGATACCCGGGTGGACCGCTGGCGCAACGAGGACACGACAAAGACTGAGGCGGGTATCCGGACCATTCCATTAGGTGCCCCGATTGTTGCCATGCTGAAGGAATGGCGGCTGCAGTCTCGCTTCTCACGGAACGAGGATCTGATTTTTCCAAACAAAAAGGGGAAGCACGAAGCGCACGAGAACATGTCGGCAGTCCATTTTCGGCCGACATGCAAGCGGGCAGGAGTGGCCGGAGTGAACTGGCACGGTCTCAGACATTTCGCCATCTCCTGCTGGATTGAGCGTGGCCTCTCACCTAAGACAGTCCAGACCTTTGCGGGTCATAAGAGTCTACAGGTAACAATGGATCGTTATGGCCACCTATTCCCATCCGAAGACCACAAGGTGGTTATGGATGGGATCGCAGGTGAGCTGTTCAGCTAGGATGAACAATGAAGAAGTCCGACGACGAGATGATCAATGATCTTCATAAGGACTTAAAGGAGTGGGAAGCCCTCCTAAACTCCGCCCTTAAAGATCTGATCGAAGCGGAAACTCTCCTGGAGCAATCCGGCGGCAAGGATCCCGCACTCAAGGAACGGGCAGAGAAAGCAGGGGCAAGAGCAAACGTTATCGATGAGGCTCGGCAGAATATTAGCACCGTGCTCGACGGCATCAGAACTCGCAAACTTATAACTGGCACATAAATGGCACATGCTGAAAGCCTTTTCCTTAGAAACTAAGGCTTTCAGCCTCCCTTTCTGCCGGGTGACCTATCCGGCGCGGTTCCAGCTCGTGGCCGCCATGAATCCCTGCCGGTGCGGAAAGGGAACGGAGCCCGGCTATGTCTGCCGCCGCCAGCCGAACGAGCGCTGCATCGCGCATTACCAGGCGCGCCTGTCCGGTCCGCTCCTCGATCGGATCG